GAGCATGAAGAGGTTGAAACTGAAGGTCAGGTAACTGACTCCGAGTCATCACCGGATACTGCTGAGGAGCAGGAAGAATCCACTAGGCCGCGCTTTGATGAGGTGCAGCAGAAGGCTTTTGACAAAGCTATAGGTGAAAAGGTCTACCAGATCAAGGAACGAGATCGGGAAGTCCAAAGTCTACAAGCTAAGTTGCAAGAGCTGGAAAGCCGCATTCCCGCAGAGCAACCGCCGCAAGTGCCTGAAACGCCTGACTTTTATCAGCTTACGGATAAAGAAATCCAAGAGCGATTGAAGCAGCGTGATGAGGCAATAGCTAAACGTGCTGAATATGACGCACAGCAGGCCGTGTTGCAGCAACAGCAGCAAGCACAGCAGCAGGCGTTGCAGCGCGAGCAGCTAGTTAAGCGTAATGAGAAGATTAAGACCTATGCAGACCGGGCTGAGAAGCTGGGTGTCAAAAAGGATGATCTTCAGGTAGCAGCGAACAAGATTGCTCAGTTTGGGCTAGACCCAATGCTGGCAGACCATCTTCTTGATTTAGACGATGGGAGTCTTGGTACGCTGTATCTTGGCGAGAATCTTTTAGAGCTTGATAAGCTGGCACAAATGCCGGTGACTCAGGCTGTTTTGTATCTTAATGATCAAGTTATGCCTAACGCGAGGAAACTTAAACCTAAAGTAAATGCCGCTCCTGAGCCGCTAGATACTCCGCAAGGTTCCGGTTCCGTACCGAAAGCTGGCGGCCCGAAAGGAGCAACCTTTGAATGAATGAGGTGATCCGATCATGGCTAATAATCTTAGCAGCAATATCACTCGGAAGGTGGCCCGTGTCTTTTTGGAGGCATTCGAGTCCAGCCGAGTAGTAACAAAGACAGTTGACACTCAACTCCTGAGTGGCAAATTCAATCCTTCAAGTGGTAGTAACGTAGACTTCAAACGTCCGCACGACTACAACTCCATCCGTACTTCTGGCGGTGATATCTCTGCCAGCACTAAGTCAGACATCATTGCAGGCAAGGCAACTGGTACAGTCCAGAACTACTTCACCGTAGCTACCGAATGGGGCAACGTAGAAGAAGCTCTGGAACTTGATCAGTTGGAGCAGATTCTTGCTCCTATGGCTCGCCGCATCGTGACTGACCTTGAGATTGATCTTGCAGGCTTCATGCTCAAGAACAGCAACCTCAAGTATGGTGATCACGGTAACGCGGTTGACGCATGGGGTGATGTAGCAGGCGCTGGCGCACTGATGGACTCCATCGGCGTACCAATGGCGGCTGAAAAATACTACCTGATGAACCCGTTCACAACTAGCGCACTGGCTAACGTGCAGCAAGGTCTGAACGCTTCTGACCAGCTAGTACGCACTGCATGGGAGAAAGCACAGATTTCTACTAACTTCGGTGGAATGCGAGCGCTTACTTCTAACGCTTTGTCTAGCTTCACTTCAGGCACTGGTGCTGACCGTGCAGGTACTCTGGCTTCAACTCCAGACGCTACCTACGTCACAGCTAAAGACACTATGACGCAAAACCTTGCTGTAACTGGTTTCCAAGCGTCTATGGTTGTTAAGGCTGGTGATATGGTCACTATCGCTGGTGTAAATCGTTTGAACCTTGATACTCGTCAGCCAATGATTGACGCTGCTGGTGCAAACGTATTGTGGACAGGCGTTGTAACTGCTGACGTTACTCTGGACGGTTCTGGTGCTGGCACACTTGTTGTTGCAGGCCCAGCTATTCAAGAAGCTAATGGTCAGTACAACACTGTAGACACTGCGCCTACATCTGGTGATGTTGTAAACATTCTCAGTGCTTCAGCTACTCTGTACCAGCCAAACCTGTTCTTCACTAAGCAGGCTTTCGGACTTGGTACTGTGAAGCTGCCTAAGCTGTACTCTACTGACACTATTGCTACTACCGAAGACGGTATGAGCATCCGTGTAAGCAAGTACGCAGATGGTGATGCCAACACCCAGAAGGTTCGTTTTGACTTGTTGCCTGCATATGCAACATTCAATCCGTTCATGGCTGGTCAAGGCTTCGGCAGACCATAATCCCCACGAGGTCTTCGGGAGCTGCTTTGGTAGTCGGCTCCCGCTTTTTTTATGGCTAAACCCAGAAAAGGTAAAGCTAAAGTCAAGGTCACCGCCAGCGGCAAACGTGTCAGCTACGGGCAGGCAGGACAAGCCAAAGGCGGTGGGCCTCGTGTTAAACCCGGTACGAGCAAAGGAGATAGCTACTGCGCTCGCAGTCTGGGGATAAAGAAACGATTACCGAAAGAGAAGCAAAACGATCCAAATACTCCTAACAATCTGAGTCGCAAGCGCTGGAAGTGCAAAGGCGCAAAGTCGATGAGGAACCGAAAAGCTACAGGTGCTAAATATGAGTGACGGTCTATACGCGAACATTCACAAGAAGCGTAAAAGAATACAGCGCCAAAAAGCGCAAGGCAGAACACCTGAGCGTATGAGAAGGCCCGGTTCTAGCGGAGCGCCTACTGCTGAAGCATTTCGGCAAAGCGCAAGAACTGCGAAGAAGAAAGGCCCGACTTTCGAATAATGGCTACTGTCGCGCAGGTTGCTAAGGCATCCTTACAAAGAATATTAGTACAGGCCAGCGAAGCACCGCTGGAGCCTGATGAATTTAATGACTTCATCTTTGCGATGAACAACTACATGACCGAGCTAGACGCTCAAGGTATACAGTTAGGATATACCGAGGTGTCTGACTTAGGTGATGACGTTACGATCCCCACAGGCGCTCTGAGAGGCTTGATCGCTAACATGGCGATTGAGGTTGCGCCTGACTACAACGGTGTCATTTCTCAAGGTTTGGTAAAGGCTGCGCGTGATGGATTCAACACGATGCGGTTGCTTGGTCAGACAATGGGAGAAACCAAGAATCCTTCTACGCTGCCTATCGGTTCTGGAAACGAAGATATGCTGTATGGCTTTCCCGGTCATTTCTATCCAGACGAGGAAGCTGTCATTCTGGCAGAGACTACAGGCGCAATAGGTTTGGAGCTGAATACAGATGGTTGATAGAGCGCAAGGCCGCAAGAAGTCCGATTTTGTAGCTAAGACTACAGTAGACGCTGGCGCGTTTATGGACTACTTCGTAAACGGCACAAACTACAAGATTAGTTACGCTAACTTTGTTGGCGGTCTAGGTGTTACCGGATCAATTGAACAAGACGGTGCGCCTACTGGCGTTGCTGTATTAGACATTGACGGCACGGTCAACAAGATCAGAAACGTGGAGAGCGGAGCTGGCATACTGGCTAGTGTATCTGCTCAGAACGGCGTAGAGATCAAGCACAATTTCAGCGCTGACTCTACAGGAACGCCGTTACTTTTGAACACAACAGATGCAACTCCTGACATTGCAAGCCTTGTTGCGGGTAACAGAATAAGCCTTACCGCTTCAGGTAATCACGTTACAGTCGCTGTTGTTGAGCAGGCCAGATATGGCACTGTTCATATGCAAGGTAACTCAACAGCTACGGTAATTAGTGCAACCAGCACGCCAACTAAGGTTGCAGGAACTTTTACCACGGATATTGTGAGTCAGTTTACAGGTGATGCCACAGGAAGGTTGACATATACCGGAGGCTCTACAACGGTATTGACTGTAAAAGCTACGGTGACATTTACCAGCGCATCATCTCCAAATCAGGATGTTGGAATATACATAGCCAAGAATGGTACAGCTATTGCTGGCACTAAGATTGTAAGACAGGTTGACTCAAGCGGCGGCGCTAATGCTGGCACGTTTTTCAATGTCAGCCTTGCTACAAATGACTACATTGAGTTATTTGTGAGTAACGACACAAGCACAGATAACATAGTAGTGAGCGATACGATTCTAGGTGTTATCTGATGCCAAAGGTTGTGCTGCCAATAGCTAACGGATTTTATGAGAGTGACTCTCTGCCTATATCAGCGCAGGAATGCACTAACTTCTATCCGAATATAGCTCAGGCTCCTGCGTTAAATCAGGAGACTCTGTTTGGTACGCCGGGACTAGAGCAGGTTGCGTTTGCGAGTGCGCTAAGCAGAAATAGAGGCGCACACGAGATGAACGGTGTGCCTTATTTTGTTATTGGTGACACGCTCTACAGTATGGCTTCTGATTACGCTTTGACTAGCCGTGGCACAATTACTGGTACTGGCAGAGTGTCTATGGCAGACAACGGCACTCAAATGCTGATTCTTGATCCCGGCGGTAATGGTTTTGTATACAACCACACAACCACTACTTTGACACAGATTACTGACCCAGATTTTACCGCTAACGGCAATCCGCAGATTGTTGTGTATATAGATGGGTTTTTCTGCCTTACAACTGATTCTAAGAAGTTTATCGTCAGTGCGTTAAATGATGGCCTAAACTACAACGCGCTAGACTTCGGTACTGCTGAGTCTGATCCAGATGAGATTGTTGCTCCTGTGGTATTTAAGAACCAGCTATTTATCGGTGGTTCGCAGACGATAGAAGCATTTCAGAACATTGGCGGCGCTGACTTTCCGTTTCAGCGTACAGGACTGTTTCTAAGCAAAGGTATAGCTAGTCCGTTCAGCATCCAATCTATGCTAGATACGTTTGTGTTTGTTGGCTCAGGACAGAACGAAAGTCCTGCGATATGGGCGCTTAATGGAAACAGCGTAGTTAAGATATCAACAACAGCTATCGACAAAGAGCTGAACAAGCTAACTGAGGCCCAAATTGCTGACATATACAGTTGGGCATACGCGCAGAAAGGTGCGTACTTTGTTGGTTTCGCTTTACCCGGAACTACGTTTGTATACGACACGATCAGTAAGAGATGGCACGAAAGAAAGTCTCTGATCGAAGGATCGTTGGGCGCGTATCGCGTTACAAGCCTTGTTCGTGCATACAATCAGATATGGGCTGGTGATCTTGTAGACGGTAGGATTGGCAGGCTAGATCAAGAGGTTTACAAAGAGTATGAGAACGTCATCCAGCGCACCATTGTGACGCAGCCGTTCCAGCAAAACATGGACGCATTTTTAGTGCCAGAGATGGAAATGACTTTAGAGTCAGGTGTTGGTAACACAGATACAGTTGATCCGCAGATTGGCATGGCAAGAAGCAAAAACGGCAAGACATGGGCTGATACGCGGTACAGAAAGTTAGGCAAGATTGGGGAGTTTGATCATCGTGCTATATGGCGCAGGAACGGACGCGCAGCGCGTTTTGAGCTGTTTAGGTTTACAATGAGTGATCCTGTCAAGCCGGTTTTGATACAACTAACTGCTGAGGTTGAAGCGGTAGCATGACGTACAAGCTAAACGTAGCGCAGCCGATAGTAGAAGATGATGGCACTATGGCGCAGGCGTTCCGCCAGTACACGCAGGAGGCGGCTTTAAGCATACCGATTGTTGGCGTTGGCAGTCCTGAAGGCGTTGTAGAGGCAAGACAGTTTAGTTTATACATTGATGAAACTGGCAGCACTGGCGCGTTGCAGTATCGAAAGATGCAGCCCAGTATAGCTGGAGACAGAGCTAGAGGATGGGTTGCGGTTTGATTGAGAGAAC